CTCTAAAGAGTACCCTTCATCAAGGGATCGGATATACTCCCCAGCCAATTCTCTTATATCGGGCGTATCAGATGCCGCCGCTAACTTATCATTGTTGTCCATTTTCTAAATAGTTTAATAGAGACGATTTGTAAAAACGTCTTTGATTTCCAACTGTTTTGTAAATCTTCACTTTTCCAGTATCTGCCAACTTTCGCAAATACTTACGCTCTAGCCCTGTTAAATCTTCAGCTTGCTTAACTGTCAACAACATTGGTAAATCTTGTGCAATCATATTAATACGTTCCAACGGAAGTTCCTTGAAAAGTTTGCTCATTTACGTGTATCGGCTCCATAACAGCCAAATACCTCAATGTGTCTATGGGGTCTTTGGTGGCTCCCCGTTCTCCATCTCGTCCTGTCCACTCTTGTAAACTGTAAATTAAGTTTCCACATTCTTTGCTAACATATAAGTTAGGCTCATTCATAGCACTTATAGGCTCGCTCTGATCATAGTTCAGCCAATCATTCATTATAGTAAGCCCGTTAGCGATTGAAATACCCGCTGCTTGGCTAAAATACAACGGGTTATCCCCTTCCGATAACAAGTCTATAATAGAAGTACCTCCCTCTCTTCCAGCCGCTTGAGTAGCCCCAGCGCGGGGGTCAATGTACCTCTCCTCAATTTCTTCCCCCTCTTCTAATTGCTCAATTAAATCCTTTAGCTCTTCCACACCCCGTCCACCCCCAATACTTTGGGCCGGGCCAATCGCTCCGTCGGGTTTTTCTGAAGGAGTTGCCCACTCCCCAAAAGTATCTCGGTCAGGCCATTCTCGGTATACGTACTTGCGCCCTTTTTCATCTACCCGTATCCACACCATAAACCAGTTTCTATTCCACGCCGGGTCAACGGCCATATAATTTGTTCCTTCTGGTATGTCTTTAGGGGACACTAAATGAACGTGGCAAAATTTAGGAAACTGGTTGCCTGTTAAATTCTCGGCATATCCATACGCTCTTAATTTTATCTGGATGCTGGTTTCCCCTTTCAAGGTTTTAACCATCTCTGAATACGGGTTGTACGGATTCATAGACGTGTAAAACCAGATAATCCTACCATTGCCTTTTCTGTTCTCTGCTGTGTAAGGCATATGGCCCGGTGGACAACCCGGTACGTTTACTGCCCCCGGCAACAACGGACTTGGTCGGGTTTCCAGTATTTGCATCCCATTCAAGTACTCTTTTACTGTTGGGGTGTATCCGTCTACCGGTGTAAAGGTAATAAGCAGCCGCCCCGACAACTCATGGCTAGACGCCCTAGTCACTAGCCTAAACCGAAGAGTTTCAATCCACGTTATCGGGACTAACTCATCACACCAGATCATGTCCACCTCGCCACCCTCAATCACTCGCATTTCTTGGCTATAATTCATAAACCAACATTGCGAGCCATTTGGAAGGATGAAGGTATTTTCGGTAAAGCCGTTTTTCTGGCTAAAACTTACATTCTGAACTTTACCTTTTTTAATGTTTTTCCATTCAACCGGGACGTACTTGTATACTAGTTGCTGTTGATCACGAATACTGGACTGCGCCGTCATCCCCAACACCCACACTTTTGCACCTTTCTTTGCCGTCATCATTTGCACGATGCGCTTGGCGGCAAATTCTGACTTTCCAGCGCGGTTTCCTCCTTGAATTAGAAGTTCGCTAACTCCTTTCCACAAGTTGTCTGCATCCACCCAATGATCTGGCTCAAAACCATATCTATATGGGTCGTCTTTTTCTAAGCGAATTAACTGCTCTCGCTTTTCCAAACGAGTAGCCAAATCCGTCAAACCCTCCTCACCCCTGTCCGCAAACTCCCGCATTTGCTCTTCCGTAGGAAGAACCAACACCGGGTGTGGGGTGGGAGAAAACGCCATTATTTCCAGACGTTTCGGTTTAACAACACGCCAATCATACCGTAATTGGCAGCGTCTTTGTACGAGTCTTCCAGCGATTCGTTATTCACCTCGCCTTCTCCTCGTAGTTGTTTGATAAGAAGATGCCGCATACGACTAGCTTTGTCTTGTATACGTACGGCTACACCAAGTTCACCGGACATACCTATGTTGGAACTTCCATAGTCTTGCTGCTTTTTATCAAAAAGTGCCACGCATTCTAATGCCACGCGCACCATCTCTTTACCCATATCTGTTTGTATGGCCAACCCGTTTTCAACTGAATGTTGTATTTCTTCTATACTCACAATGTTATTTTGTATTTACCCACTCTGGACTATCGTCGTCGTCATCACTCTCTTCAGAGTTGCTTAGGACAACAGACATAGCTTCGCAAAACATCTCCATTTTGTACATTTCCAGTACTCCGATGAGTTGCATATACGTCATGTCAAATTCTTCTTTAAAACGATCTACTAATCCATGTAGCTCGTTGTAAAAAACTTCAGATTGTTCGTGCGCGTCCATTTAAAATCGTCCTCTCTGTCTTGGTTGTCTTGTTAATACCCATCCATTGCCGTCAGGCTTTATTTCAACTTGCATATGCTTAGAAAACAACGCCGCATCGCGCACTCGCACGGTCAAAACTTCCCGCATCCCGTTCACATCTGCCACAACTTGAACTAGTTTACGATTTGGGAAATCAGATCGGGTAACATATGCAGAATATTTTCGTGGTTCCACCGCTTCGTCCACCGGTATTTCTAGCTCTTGTTTGACCCAAGCTACACCGTCGTCTGTCCAATGGATTTTTCTTCCATTTTTGTAAGTCATTTCGGGATTAACCTCTCTAAACTTACGTAATTGAGTCCTTGGCACGCCAAGTACACTTGCTAAATCAGATTCCAACATAAATTAACGGCCTTTTTGTAAAAAATTTTGTTAGTAGTAAATCCATATTAATATGGGGCGCGCGCGCAGCGAGTGACCCCCTCCCCCCTATCGCGCAGCGACATTTTTTCTGGTTGTTTCGTTGTCCTTTTGCGAAGCAACTGACTTTTTGGGCGAATTGTTTGTCCTTTTGCGGAGCAACTGGACAATTTCCGACCGAAGGGAGGAAAAAATTTTTTTCGCACAATAGCCATTATATTTGAAAGAGACTAGCCACGCGGGATTCATGTTTCTATTGCCCCGGAATCCGGGCTTTTTGGTGCGGGATTCTGGGAAAATAAACCGTTAATGTCCTTGTGTGTAATATGTAGATGGTTATGGGTCACGGTTGTGTTATTGTCCGCATTTAAATCGCGAATTTTGTCGGATAAAATGCCAAGCAAAATCCCTTTTTGCGCTGGGGGTACGTTTTGATAATTCTCTTGTAAATCCTCAACAACATTAGAGTGTAACCGGGTCAAATTTTTAATCGTTCGTTCTCTCCAGCTTGGGATTTTATCCTTTATTTCATGCCGTATTTTTTGAACCGTTGTCGCCGAACAGGCTACTTTATTTGCAATTTCCAAAACACCATTTCCCTCGACTAAAAGCGTTTTTATTTCTTGCTTTTTAGCTTCGGGGATTTTGTTTTTCCCGCCTGACCCTTTGCCGCCCATCTCGGCCAAAAACGTACAAACGAGTCCGAAAAAGTCAAGCGGATAATTGAAGATTTTTTTTTGCATTTTTTTTTGATTTTTATTTGACAAAATTTTGATTCACGTCCACAATCTTTGCACGTGGTAAATCCACGGTTTACAAAAATAAAAAAATGAAAGGTTTAATGTTACATTGTGGCGCGGAGGAGATCACCCGCGAGAACTTAAAGAACTTGCCAATCCCGAACGCAACGGAGACGCATTTTCCCGTTGAGCATCACCGGTTCGTTGATCTTACCGAACGAGCGTTGAATTCCTACGGTTTCAAAATCGCCGAGGAGTCCTACGGGGTGACGAAGAATGGCGACCGGTTTTTCGGTTTAATGAAATTGCAAGATGAAAATAATCCCGAATTCCAAAATGTAGTGGGATTGCGGGGAGCGCATGATAAAAAATTTGCCCGTGAATTGGTCATGGGGTCAAATGTTTTTGTGTGCGACAATTTGTGTTTTTCTGGTGAGATTAAAGTTGCCCGGAAACACACAAAAAAAATCAATTCTCACCTGCCGGGCTTGGTTTTTGAAGCTTGTGAAAAATTAGAACTAGGTTTCGCCAAACAAAACGAACGGATCAAAACGTATAAAAATTTTGATTTATCTTCAAATTTGCAAGTGAACGATTTAACCGTTCGCATGGCGGAAAACGGCGCAATTACATTCCAGCAAATTAAAAATGTATTGAACGAATACCGCAACCCTAGACACGTTGAATTTAACGACAAAAACGGTTGGTCGTACATGAACGCAATCACCGAAACCAGCAAAGGAATCCCCTTGGACACGTTGTGCAAACGAACGCAGATAATGCATGAAATTCTCGACGTTGAGTGCAAAGTTGAAAACAATTAATTATCCCCGTTCAATCTCTGGCTTTTGCCGGGGATTGATCGGGTTTAATTACCCAAATAAAAAACACAAATAAACACAAATAACAAATGAAAAAGAAAACGCATCTCGCGCACGTCAATATTGTGCGGCAAAATAGAATGTCGTTAATGCGACAAGCATTGGCGGAGGGTCACAATCGCACGTATTTAAAAAAATTGAATCACGTGGTGAAAATTGATCCAGAATTGCAAGAAGTTTTTTTACATTCTTTAGCCATGAACGAATCCAGCACGGATCGATTTTTGGCTATGTTAGAAAGCCACAAACGCGAAAAAGCGATTGAACGCGAACAAAACCACGTGGACGGTGTGAACAAACGACGCGGCCCAAGAAAACCTAAAGCATGGCATTAAAATTTCTACAGTATCTCGCCGGGGTTGTGATTTGGCTTTTAATCGGCGCAATGGTCGCCGCGTGGGCATTGTCTCCAACAATCGCGGCACAATAAGCAAAACAAAAAACCACCGGGCGGGGGGATTTATTCCCTCCGCCTTTTAACATTAAAACAATCTAAAAACACAAATGAAAACAGAAAATAACCTTTTAAAATTTTCAAATCCAAACGCAAAAATACCGTATCAATCTTTTTCAATCCCTGCCGGGTATTCATGCCCCGGCGCGCTTAATTGTTTGACTAAAGTTAAGGGCGGAAAAATTGTTGATCTACAAAAGCCAGACGCGGACGGGTTAACCTACCGATGTTATGCGGCAAGTTTAGAAGCGGTGTATCCCTCGTTAAATGCTAAATTAAATTATAATTTTAAGCTATTAAAAGAGGCGAAATCTTTTAAAGAAATGACCGCATTAATCGCGCGAAGTCTGCCGCCAAAATTACGCGCAGACGGTGGCGCGCTACGTGTCCACATTCACGGGGATTTTTACTCTCTTGACTATTTGCGCGCGTGGTTTGCGGTGGCTGAATTTTTTCCCTCCATCCGGTTTTATTCCTACACTAAAAGCCTAAATTTTTTGCAACAATACAAAAGCGAAAAAGGCCAATTTCCTTTCAACTATAGCCTGACATGGTCGCACGGTTCAAAATTTGATCACCTTGGCCCGGAATTAGGCATTAAATCTGTGCGCTTGGTAAAGGATCAAGAGGAAGCTTTTGCGCTTGGCCTAGATATAGACCACGACGACAGCCACGCAATTCACGGGGAAAAGGATTTTGCCCTTGAACCGCACGGAACGCAACCGGCGGGGCATCCTCTACAAAAAATTATATTAGCAAAACGGAAGGCGGGAAAATTCGCCGGGTACAGCAAATGAAACAACCAAAAAAAGATTGGGGTGTCCTAATAGACATTGCCGCCGGGATCATTGTTTTTCTATTCATGCTCCTGCTATGGTCAACGGCAAAAGCGGAAAAATGGATAGATTAAAAACCAAAAAGAA